GCTCCGAAGAATGGTAAACCTTGATCGGCAAGAAACGAACGATAACCTTTCAGTATCAAATCTGCGCAAACTAGGTGTTCCGCAGCTTTACCAATTTCAAGTTCACTTAGTTTATTTAGCATAATTCATCCAAAGACATTCCACACGAGATTCCTTTTTTTTACTCTGCGACGAGTGATTGGCAATAGTACAACTTTCCATTCTCCACCCTTTATAAAGTTTAGCATACAATGGATTGAAGTATCCGGATAAAATTATTTTACACTTCATCTGATTCAGGACATTTGCTAAACGGCAATGTTCTTGATCATCCATTTCAACATTGTACACAGATTTAACTGAACGAGTTGCTTGTAGATAGGGTGGATCGATATATGTCAACAGGTCTGAATCGTCCACCTCTGGTAGTAGGTCACATACATTTTGATTGCGTATTTCTACATCTTTCAAACGCTCACAGATAAGTGGCAGAAAGTGCTGAGTGAAAGTTTCCCATGCGTTGACATCCCCCGGCTTGCCGCCACGTTCGCGATTACTCCAACTAAAATAAGCGCCTAACCCGCCACGACTCATACGTCGCTTAACTAGTTCATCTACAGCCGCCCCGATTCCTTCGTGTGATGTATTGTTTCTTGCGGTTTGGAATGAATCTTCAGTATACGGTATGGCGCGTGTTTTTTCGATTAACTCTACTGAATGGGTTTTTAGACAGTAAACTAAATTATATAGTCCTACATCTAGATCATTATAAATTTCTGAGAACGAGCGTATTTTATTAAGCAGTACGCTTGCCGCTCCACCACACGGCTCCACGTACTTCATTTTTTCATAGTTTTTGGGAAATTTATCAATAATCCATTTTTTTAAATAACTTTTCCCACCGTGAATCTTCGTAATTGGTCTTAACATAGAAAGATACTCCTCAATGATTGAAAACACTACTTCTACAAATATGGGAATTGGCGATCTTGGCAAGCCAGAAACCATTTTTTCTCGCAAATTTCGTTGGACTCTAGCTGGAGAACATTTACCTGACACATTCATCAAATGTGTTAGTTTTGATTATGTCAACAGAACCATCAAGTTCGCCTACTACGATGTAACCACAGGCAAAGATAGCATGCACGCTCTTGTATGGGCTGACATGCTTGCCAAACGACAATTGTTCAATGAAACGTTGACATTCACTGCTCTAGATGGTTGTGGTAAATCATTATACACGTTGACATTCAAAAATCTATCCCTAGTTTCTCACGGTGCCGACTTTGACTATAGTTCTAATGATGTCGCTACAACAGTTATTACAGTTAAATACAGCCATATGTCAAAGGATATTACAGGACAACCTGATGTGTATTCTTGGAAATTAGTTCATAACAATGTTGAAATTCCTATGTTTTGGGCGGAAGGACAACGCCCTTCCTTGTGCGTTTCAGAAACAGAAATTCCTCATTTGAATTCCAAGTTTTTAATTCCAGGTCAGGCAAAATGGTTAGATTCTAAAATTGTTACGTCTGCTGATTCCAAAGAACTGTTTTCTTGTTTTATGAGTGGACAAAAATTCCCATTAGAAATTCGTTTGTACAACAATAACGTTCATGTTGAAAGTTGGCACATGGAAAACACCTGGATCAAAACCATAGATGGATCAGAAGCCGAAACTGCGTTGTCATTGTCGTATTCTTCAGTTCGATATGAGGCCATTCCAAAGAAGGCTCCCGAATCTAGAGGCATTAAATTGACTGCGAGCTCAGGTCATACTATTGAAATGAACGATGAACTTTGATTCTTAGGTCAATAGATAATTCATGCGATTCAGAGATTTTGTAAATGAAGCAATGAAAACCGAATCCGATTTACCTCCAGGCGTTTTTGTTTTGGGGTACGTCGGCAAGTCATCAATCAGCTTTTCTTATTGTGATGAATCTGGAAATGAGTCTAGTTCAATATTTGGCAAAATAAACGCATATCTTGTCCCTCAATGCAATGCGTGGGAAGTCACAACTGTGGATAGCACTAAAGGGTTTTGAACAGTTGGCATAAATGTTTGAAAATCTTGCCAAATACTACTATAATATCAACAGCAAGACTACTTCGGTTCTGACTTCTACTAAGTCAGGTAAAAGTTTTGGGTGAAAACAGAACTACAGAAAAAGCAAGTATTCTGCGAGTGACCGCAAGGTTATAGCAGATAAGAGCCTTGCCGCAAGGCCATGCAGGGCAACACATTAAAGGTCAACCTCCGATGAGGGTTACGGTTGATGCTTGTTGTCCTAGCGAACTTTCAAGGTAAGATTTTCTAACTTTGAAAGAACGGTGGGGTCCATTTTTGTACGAACTGGCAATGGAAGTAACTTCAATAAGTCACAATGGACTGATGTGTGATCGAGGAGCCGTCAGTCCGGAAGCAAGAATTGTTTGGCAAAAATTCTTCTCTCGTAATGACATCAAGACAGTTCCACTTCCTGATTCGTGTTTGTCGTCCATTGTTACGCATTCGCAACTTCAATATATGAATTTTTCTTATATGAAAACTCCAGCAACAAGTTTCAATTCATTGAAACAAAAGGGCTTGTTGCTGAATTACAAGTCAAAGCACAATAGACTACCAGCCGAATTCCTTTAAGATTGGATTTCGATAATGTTGTTCTTTTTTCATTAAGTTAGGCATAAGATCATAGAAATCAATTGGAGTATCAACCTCAAAGAACTCTTCGGGCAACCCACTCTGCAAATGCTTCTTAACATCTTCAAAGTTCTTTCCGGTCATTGCCTTGCCAATTCGTCCGTTCATCGGTTCTGCGCCAACGGGCAAATCGCGATTAGCAACATCTGTTACGTGCAATCCCATTGCCAATGATAAAACAAGGTCGTCCGTCTTGCCTTTGACCGCTTCAGGACGTTGTTTAGACTTGTTGTAAACAAAGTTCTTCAGTTCACGAATTAAGCGACGACTTCTTATTCGTATCAACCTATTTAACAAACTCGTCTGCAAAGTTTCAAGTATTAACGGTCTTGAAGTTCTGCTCAGAGTGACGCCGGACTTTTCGCCGCGTCCTTTTTTGTTTTCCCAATACATATTTGGATAATGGATTGTGTGTTCAAGACGATTCAACACAGCCATTCCTGGTCCTGTGTCGTGATCCATTACCAACAAAGCTTCATTGTAGAATGTGGCGACTTGTGATATGACCATTGAGAATTTATGAACCGGGATTTCATTGCTATAAAATTCGGCAACTTGTTCAAAACTAGAAGTGTCAATCACGTGGAACGCGCTATTGTCGGCGCGCACACCTTCGCCAGCATCGGCAGCAACGATGTATTCTCTTCCTGGTTGTGGGTCTTTCCACACCCATAGAGCGCCTTTTTCATAGTTTGGATTTGCCAAGTCTTCTTCATCGTATTCGTCTTGCGGAGTTGTGTCCCACTCTGGGAATAGTTTCTCTATTGGATCAAGACACAATTCTTCCAATTCAGACAATATTTTGGCATCGATGTAAGTTTCGCCCGATCCGAGGAATGATCCGCAATATTCTTGTAGCCAACCTTTTTCTCCAATGTTGGCTCTGGTTTTACGTTCCCATTCTACAGTCCGGTAGTCTGGGTGTTCTTTATAATCCAGAGAAATAATATGGAACTGGTTCTTTTTATCTTCTGCGCGGTGCCAAGTCTCTTCGTACCAGTTGCCCATACCATTGACGGTAGAAATAACAATACAATTACCACCAGTGGAAAGGGTAGGGTACATGGCTTTCCAGTGTTCGTCCATGTTTTGAATGAACGCAGCTTCGTCAATGATCAGATATGTAAGTGCTTTAGAACGTGCGGCGGCACAAGTATAGAACCATAGTACGGAGCGAGTATCAGCGAATTCCTTTTCGTGATCGTTATCATTCTTCATTACTGGACTCATCCAGGCAGGAAGATTTTCCAAAACGGTTTCTACAATCTTGCCGACGCCGATTGCTTCTCGGTCTGACTTGGACAGAACCATACATCTTTGTTCAAATTTGAACAGGCATCGCCACAACGCCCAAATTACTGAGACGGTGGTTAAGCCTGCTTGTCGAAACTTTTTGATGATATTGAATTGATTTTTATCGTATTCAGATACAACTCTTTTTTGGAAATCATAAAGGCGAAAAGGTATGATCCCCTTCATTGGATGGATGATCCTGACGTAGTTTTCGCAAAAATAACCATAGCTTGCTGTGCATTTACGTATTTCTTCTACTTGCCACTGCTCATATCCATAATGTGTTTGATCCATACTGATATATAAGGAGGAGTATTAGGAATTCACATATGTATGCCCCTTTGAGTAGATTGACGACCAATGACTTTTTCATTATGGTACGAGTTACCAACATGACTTTAAACATTGGTCAATTCAATCGTTCGGAGATTAGAGGTAATTTCACTGCTGATTCAGTTAATAACTCCATCAAAGATATTCAGAATTGTTTAAGTAATCCATTCAACGTATCATTTTTATTGCAATACAATGATCGTTTGTATGATTTGTATATTACTGGCATGAAATGGGGAGTAGACCCATTACAGGATGAAGAAGAGGAAACATTTGGACACTTTCTTCAATATCATTGTACATTTGTTGCGAATCCACATGGGGCATCAACTCCCGATCCAAATGTAATAATATGGGATATTGGAAATACAAATCATTCAGAACGAGACTTGAAAGAACTTATTGGAGATGATCTTAATTCATTGGGCAAGCAGGCAATACTTTTGATTGAAAAGTATAGAAATTATCGAGCGACAATTGATTGTCCGACTCCATCATATTTAGACGACGCTGGAATAGCTGATGATGTGGCGGCAGTTTTGGCCGGTAGGAAACCAGCAGCAATCTTCGATGAAAGTTCTTTGTCCAGAGAAACAATTTTACCTTTGCTGCTTCAAGAGGCATATGTACGTGGGATGCAAGTAGAAACAGTTGAACATTTTGGTACAAAACACAGTCGGACGAGAAGTATAGTTGTTGGGATTCCTTATCATGTCAAACAGATTGTTCAAATAGTAATACAAGCAGTAAGAGATAATGAAGTTAGTAGCTATTATTATGAACGATTAGGTGAACTAATTGGTATGCCACAAGAAAACATACATCAACTAATAGAAAATATGCGTGATTTTGGATTTAACCGAGCGTAAAAATGGAAGAACAAAATATTGAAGATGTAAAATCAGATAATGCAATGAAGCAGCTTTTGGTTATATTTGCAGCAACCACTGGTTATGCTAAACTATTAGCGATTTCTGTAGGTATAATGTTTATCTTATTTTTATCCGGACTTGTTTTTTGGATGTGGTCAGATCATCATGAGGTTTGGCTTCGCAATGAGGTGATTGCCCAACAAGCCATTTATGAAGCAAATCACACACCAACAGAAAAAGAAAAATTAGAGCGTGCGAAAGCAGCACACAATACGTTCTTGGAAGCAAAAATCACCAAAATGTTCTTGTTTAGACACTAAAAAACGTATAGAATTACGGTTATGAGCGTTCTAAAATGTGATGACTGCGGATGCCTTTACTTGAGGCGACACCAGGAACAATGCCATCTTTGTGGCGCTTTTTCCGAGCAAAACATGCAACCGAACCAATCTACACACGGGTTTCATTTGGATAGTTCTAAGATTAGATGCGTCAATTGTGGATTCCCCTCAACGTCAATTGACTCTGAGTGCCTGAAGTGCAAACGTCCAGTGGACAAAAAAATTGAACCAAAAAGCGTCTCCACGTTGTGTGGTTGCAAACGACATCAAATCGTATTGGGAAGTGACAAATTAGTTCACTATCAGGGCAATTGGTGGGAACTAAGGTGTCTTTTCTTCAAGGTCGATAAAAGAATGCCAAAGGTGATAAAGAAGTATCAAGCGATGGAACGAGAGGTTGCAGAAGCTCGCAAAATGCGTATAAAGTTTATCACGATGAAGAACTTCATGCGAAAACTGTCCTGTGATCGGTGTGGGCATCCTGCCGGTAATCGTTTTGTTCAAAAAGGCGACAGCATCCAATGTGGGGGTTGTGCCAAAAGTAAGGAGCCAACGTGCTAAATTTATTGCCACTTACTATGTTGGACGAAGAGTGTAAAATTGGCAAGGGTCAAGAACAATGTAAATTCTTGGCTCGCCAAGATGATAAAGATAATTATTTCTGCCTTAAATCTGATAAGGAAAAGGCAGAAATAATTATTGCAGAAGTAGAGTCATTCTTGCGAAGATTCAGAGATTCCAACCGTACCAACCACGAACTTCCCGTAGGTGATAACTGTCCTGGGTTTCGTGTTGCTTGAGAAAATGATGAAAATAATTGAACGGCATGTTCACGTCAATGGACGTGAACTCATTGTTTGGGTTTACCATTCTTCGGAGCCGCAACCCTTTAGGGTAGGGGATGAAGGCGATGCACTAAAAATTGAAGCAAAAACAAATACTACTTTTTGTGGAATAAAACACTGACAAATGACTCTATTATCTTGTATCGCCACGAAAACCAAGCGGTGATGCACTTAGAACACCCCGAAAGGGGATAACAAACTACGGGCGGAACGCCCGAAAGTAAAGCCCGTGGACTTGGTATAAGACCGTGCATCCTTAATTGGATACTTAGGCGACCGAGGTTGAAACGGGAAGCCCCGACCCTTTAGGGTCGTGGGTAGTTCACAAAGGACGTGTTTACTTTTGCTTCCATTGCGGCTATTATCATGTTGGTCGAGAAAAAAAGAACGCCAAGCAAAACAAGTACAAGAAATGAAATGGTTGTTTTTTGATGAAAAGGATCGACCTAGAATCACTATGCAGATTCTAGTTGCGCCCTTGTGGATATTGTTGATGTTGGTATTGATCTTCAAAAGAGGCAAACAATGACCACGTTTGAAAAACTCACCTTCGCACTTGTTTGGTATTGGGGCGATTTAGTCATTAGTTGTCCACCAAACGTAAATGCAGGCGATAACGTTTGGGACATGACGATTACTTTTGGCGTCATATTCGCCACAACTGCCGTGATCCTCTTGCGGTTTGCGCCAAAAGAAGATGAACCGAGAAGCCACATAACAACTAACCAACAAGTATGCCGTTGTTGCGGAAAGTAAAAAATGACAGCAGAACAATTAATGACTCTCGGATTTTCCTATGCCAATGATCGCAGGGAGTACGGTGAATCCAAGTTCTGGGAAGACTTCCAGAAAGTTTGCGATGAGAATAAGATCGAGCCTGGAGATTCCAAGGACATTTTTTACATCATTTGTAAACACTTCCATGCCGTTGACAACGACCTGTTTCATTGCGACTTTTTCATGAATACTTTCAATAAGTGAGACACCATGCAAATAATAGAAGAATCTGTCTTGGCAGGCATGAAAACAGGAATGTTCAAAGAAGCCGCCAAGTGCATTGACTATCAGATAAATGATTTCAACAAGTGCTACCACAAATACATGGGCTGTGGGCATCATATGTACATTCTCGTCAAAGAATACGACGATAGAGTCTCATCGATTGGAAGCCAAAGAATTAATGGTCGTCTGATAGCGATGCAACTCAAAAACGTCATCAATGAATTCAGGATTGTCGTAATTGACGTAGAAATGGGTGGGATGAGCGTTTGGAAGAATGAATAAAGTTTATCCTCCTCAATCTCATGATCCAGATTGACCAAAAGGAGGAACAACATGCAAACCGAGTCTCCAATACCAAGGTTGACGAAGGAAGCTGCACAACGCGGCTGGAAGTTTGAACCAACCAGAATTGAAAAATCACCAAATCCAAACGCACTTTCGTTGGGCGGTGACTCCGTATATCCCACTCTAATCAGTCCAGATGGCGTCAAAATTGCACTCAGTTCAACAGACATTTACTCTCACAATGGCAGAGTAATGCTTGTTGAGCCTTTCAATACAGACAAAATCAGGATTGCCGCAATCATTTCTCCCGAAGAATCACGAAGGAAAGGACTGGCAAGCACTGCGCTGAAAGCACTACAAGAGATTGCTGACACGCTTTGTATCGTCTTTGTCGGTGAACCAGTCCAAATGAAACAATTCAAAGGCAAAAAATCACTGACGACACGACAGTTGATTGCATGGTACAAAAGACTTGGCTGGACCCAAAGAAACGAAGGTGACGACTCCATCCTCGAATACCTACCACGATAAAGTTTATCCTCCAATCTCATGATCCAGACAGATCATCTCAAACGGAGGACAAAACATGACCGCAGTCGATCTTTTTGCTGGATATGGTGGTTTTTCCACAGCCGCAGAACTGGCAGGAGTCAAGGTGTTGTGGGCAGCAAACCATGACCAAACTGCCGTTCGCTTCCACAAACTCAACCATCCCAACACAGATCATGTCTGCCAAGACCTCAGACAAGCGGATTGGTCAAAAGTTCCCGATCACGATATCTGCATGGCGTCCCCATCTTGCCAAGGTCATACTCGCGCAAGAGGCAAGGAACGAATGCACCACGATGCCAGTCGCGCCACCGCATGGGCAGTTATCGATTGCGTTGAAGTCAAGCAACCCAACTTCCTGATCGTGGAAAACGTCCCTGAATTCCGCAAGTGGCGTCACTTTCCTCGCTGGCGTGAGTGCCTTGAGGAAGATTATCACTTGACCGAAAACATCCTCGATGCTGCTGATTGTGGCGTTCCACAAAACCGACTCAGACTGTTCATGGTCGGAGTCCATAAGAAAATCAGCAAGTTCCCAATCACAATTACGCAACGAAAGATGCCTCACACACCAGCCAGCACCATTATTGATTGGAATTCTGGCAACTGGATGTCCGTAAACAAGCCTGGGAGAGCCGCCAGTACGCTTTCTCGCGTTGCACAGGGGAAAGTTCAGTTTGGAAGTGAACCCTTCCTAATGGCTTATTACGGGGCTACAAAGGGTGGTCGATCATTGGAAAGGCCAATCGGATCAATCACAACAAAGGATAGGTACGCATTGATTGATGGGAACAGGATGAGGATGTTGACGAAGCATGAGTACAAGCGAGCGATGGGATTTCCAGAAAAGTGCATTTTGCCAGAGAATCATGTTGCAGCGGTCAAACTTTTGGGCAATGCTGTATCTCCCCCTTGCGGGCAATTCTTGATCAACCAAATCAAGAAGGCAGTTCCGAACTACAAGTAGGAGAAGTGATGTTGGTTCTCACTTTGTCGAGTTACAACGACAATGACGGCAGCGTTGATGAATTGCAGGGTGTGTTTCCTGGCATGGACGCCATTGTCGCTTATATCAAAGATCAATGGGGTGAGCCGAAAAAGGATAATGATTATACGAAGTTCATGCCTGCTTCGCCAAATGATGAAGTAGACGACAAGACTGGTCTGCGCAAGACGCATGAAAGTCAGGGTTACATCGACAATGGTTATGGCGGGCGATACTACGCCATCTGGGAGCCATTGAAATGAGTGAATTCAACGAACTGGCTGAGATCATAGAGAAATCGTACTACGATAATGTGATAGCACATTACGGAGGCACGAATGTTCTACTTCCAGATGGTTCTGAATCTCGTCCAGACGAAAAATTCATGCTGGAAATGGAAACGTATCTTGGCATCATACCGATAAGTGAGTTATCAGATGAAGTGGTCAACGACATAACGGAAACTTATCGTCACTATATTGCGAGTTCTGTGTTGATATGGGTAGGGAGAGGGAAAACTCCAAACAACCCAAAAATCAAGTTTGCGGCACGTTCTAGTTTGTGCCACTGTGCGAAATGGCAATTTGATCCTGAATGGAAAACCAGCACAGTTGTCCTATTGTGTAAAGAGCCAACTCACGATATTCTGCCGATTTTGGCTGATGCTCTCCAAGATGCAGGATGCAATGACGAGTGCATTTTGAATCATTTGCGGTTTTCCGAATCGCACGTCTGCTCAATTCCAAATCACTTGAAAGGATAATATGATTAGCCACGTGACCATTACCGAAGGGTACGCCGCCAAATTGCCTGCAATCAAGGGCAAGACGTTTTCGTTTACTTCTGGACTTAACGTATGTTTTGGGCCGAATGGATGTGGTAAATCCACTTTGTTAAACATTATGGCAGGATATACTGCCTGCAAAAATGGTGGTTGGTCGTCTGTCTACTGCAAAAATGGCTTTCCTGTTTTTGACAGGTCGGGTAACAAAGATGTAATTCCTGATGGTATTGAAGTCAATCACTGCAAGGCTCGTCTGGAATGGGACGGAACTGCATGTTTCTTTAACTCGGCAACAATCAATGATGCGCCAATTACGTCCTTTGGCATGACTGACATGGATATGGCTGATGAAGTAGCGATACTCGTGGCAAAACCGAGTGATGGTCAACGAAGAATGGGTAATCTCAATCGATTGTTGAAACAGTTGGCAGATAAGCCACCTGATTTGGCTGAACCCAAACGAAAAACTGATCTTGAAGTAAAATATTCTGAATGGGTCAAAACGTTGTCCAGAACGGGACCACACACTGTCATCTTAGATGAACCTGATCGGTGTTTATCTATTGAGAGTCAGGCGATGATTTTGGCGGGTTTGCCGAATATGGCGACTCGTTTCCAGGTAATCATTGCATCACACAATCCGTTGCTTTTGCTCCGCGAACACGCAAATGTCAACATCATAGATATGGAAGAAGGTTACTTGGAGCATAGCCGTAAGGTTCTCGACATGTACGTCAAAGGTAAGTCTTACGCTGATTTTCTTGCTGCTGCCCAAGAACTCCGCAAGAATGACCCAAAAGAAGAAGAACCAAAAAACAAACGTGGCAAAAAAGAACCTAAAAAGTGACGGAAGGTTATCGATCTATTGACATAAAGCAAAAAGTTCGTTATTTTTGTTCGTGTGTTTCAGTTCCTAAATGGAGAATATCATGGGCGAAGAAAAAACCAAGTCATTAACGAAGGCTCAAATTGTTGCGGAGATTGCGACAGAAACGACTTTGGATCGCAAAGATGTTGCGAGAATGTTGGACAGCTTGAATAACGTCATCAAGACAGAGATGAGCAAAAAGGGTGTTGGGGAGTTCATTTTGCCAGGAATCGTCAAGTTCGTCAAAGTGTCCAAGCCAGCCACGCCAGCGAAGAAGATGGCGCACCCGTTCAAAAAGGGTGAAATCATCGATGTCAAACCGAAGCCTGCTCACAACGTACTCAAGATTCGTCCTCTCAAGAACTTGAAGGACATGGTGGTCTGATGAATTTGGTCGTCACAATTGAAATTGATGGCGATTGGGAGTGTAGTGGTCACACACTGCACGTCCCTATTGTTTATGACAGCGCAGAACAATTCATCGTGGACTTGGAAGAAAAAGTCCAAGCATGGATCAAGGAAGGCAAAGATCACGAAAAGGCAAAGAAAAAGTGGGAAAAGGAACGTCCTCGTAGTTGCAAAGATCAAGTCAAATTGGAAAAAATGCTCCTTGAATGGATTGCGCGACGACCAATGTTTGTAGAGGATCGTGGCAATATTAAAGTAGGTCATGTTTTTGACGTAAATCTTTTCCTGAATTACTCTGAAGGTCATGTATTTCGTCAACCAGTTGTTCGCACATTGGAAGAATGGTTTGCTGACGGTGTGAAAGACAACTATATTAATTGATGATCTATTCTGACACTTTCAAGTTTGTTTATTTGAACACGCCGAAATCGGGTTCAAGTTCAATTACCGAAATGCTCAAAAGGTTTTACGGTGCGAAGTCTTACAAGGATCGGCATGACAACAGGATTCCTGCGGAAATGGGTGATTATTTCATTTTTGCTTCTGTTCGACATCCTTTTGCGCGTGCAATTTCTGGCTATTCGTATCTTGTTGAGGATTTGCCTGTTGATAAAGCGTTTGAGCGGTTCCACATGATTTCTCAGGTAGATTATCTGTACAACTACGATTTAGCCATTGAAGAACGAGTTTCGGTGTCATCTACGTGGAAAGAGTATGCCACTCCTGCCAAGAGACGCCTTGATGCAGTGATTCATTTGGAATCATTGGTGGATGATTTCAATGATTTGCCTTTTGTTACTAAAAAGCAAAATGCATTTCTTTGTCACAATAGAGGCAATCCAGAACTCAGGAAATGGGAAAAAGACGACGAAATTTGGGAATATATTGTCAGGAATTGTATGGACGACTTCACTGTGTTCGGATATGACAAGGTGAGAAGCGCAGAACCGTTACTTTCATGATCCGAAAAAGGTGAAGATTTCGCTAGACAAGAAACGGCGAAATGGTAGGATGACTGTAGATTTGGGAACGAGTATAAACTTTATGGAGATTGAAGATGGCGAAGGCGACAAAGGTCAAGAATCCGACCCCGACACCTGCCAAGAAGGATGGCGATGCTTTCGTTGTCCTGACCAAAGGCAACCGAACGTTGGTAGTCCAACAGCCAACGAAGAAGCAGATGAAGCGATACGATAAGAAATCGTGGGTCAAGACTGGTTGTATTGGTAACGGCACTGCCGAAAAGTTCCGTGAAACTCTCGGCAGTCTGGTCAAGCATGCCGGTGGAGACAGTGGGACGAGTTAATTGTTACATCCGTTGTAATCAACGGATATTGTTGAAGCATGATCCTGACTGACAATGATAAGCGTGTCCTATCTCCTCCACTATCCGTTGATTACAACGGATAGTTTTTTGGTAAACAAGCATGACCCTAACTGACAATGATAAGCGTGTTCTCAAACCTCTTGGCGAGAAAACACTTGCATGGGCAGAACCAGTGCTTGAAAAGATGCCAGAACTACCAATGACGGACTTGGAGTCTGCGGCTTTGATTGATGGCGAAGTTGTTCCATGTAACTTCATTATTGCTTGTCTTTGGCGATTTGAAAACCGAGATGCAGCAGTTATCGCCAAAGATATCATTGATGATGCAGAAATAAGTACCGTATTTCTTGGTTGCGGTAGTCGTCATTTTGAGACAATGGTGTTTGGTAACGACTTGAGATATCAACGACACGCAAAAACCATTGACGAAGCCAGGAAAATGCATGAAAGAGCTTGTCATTGGGTGCGTCAGGGTGGCAAACAGGGGAAATGAACATGGAAATCAAAAATCAGTTCGGATGCTGGACGTTTGTTTCAGAGAAAGGAATTCTCACGATCAACACGCCAGCAATGTCATGCCAAGTTGGTCCGTATGATTGGAAGCAGATCGGTCAGTTGATGCGGAAAACCAAACTTGTACAAATAACGAATGGAGGTCAAGACGGGATCGTTCAGGCGTACTCAGTTCCACACTTGACTGTGGAGCAAGTGGAGTACGAGTGTGGTGATGACTATGTGTTCATTGTGAAGTTCCCCACCGTCAGCATTGCCTTTCTTGCAGATTGGGAAGTGCGACGACTCGGTGAGTATCTGCAAAAACTTTAAACTTTAAAAGGACTGAACATGCGACCGAAGAACATGCGAGAAGCGATTGAGACCGTGTTGAAAGAAAACATTGACGTCAATCCGGCAGACATTGTTCGTGCTTGCAAAAATCGATGGGGTCTCGTTATTCCACCAAGTACGGCATCGTCATACTGCTACACACTCCGAACCAAAATTCGCCAAGAACAAGGCGAGGCAATCGCTGCAACACTGCGCAACAAGCCACAAGAAGTCAAGCCTGCGGTAGTCACGCCAAAAGACCCACTCACGGCGACAATCGAGTCTTTCAAGAAGATTCGTGCCTTTGCCATCGAATCTTCTGATTCCGTACAGGAGTTCAGAAATTTTCTGTCCGACATTAACAAGTTGGCGTCTGAAGTTGGCGGAATGGACACTCTCAACCAAATGCTTGAAATCCTTGACCTGAGCTGAAAATGGCAAGACGATCCTATCAACAATCCATCCTCAAAGTCCTTGCCGATCACAATTGGCATGGCTTTGAGGAAATTTACGAATCCGTCAAGCACGACGTTCCCAACGATCTTGCTGATGCCGAATACAAGAAACGGCATCAAACTCTTCAACCCAATCACATTGATAAAGGCAAACGAAGACTTGTCATTCTTGCACTCATTAGTTACAAGTACCGAAATCAGATAGAAGGACGAGGCGCAAGCGGACAACAATCATTCAGGAAGCCAACGTAAAATGCAGTGAAGAATATTCTTCACTGCATTTTTAATTACACTTTGGTAAATTTACCAGTTATGCTATCGAAGTTCCAACGACCTTTTTCTGGATCGTCTACATCGATTCCATAATCAGTTGCAAACTTACGAATCATTTCAACAAAAGACTTCTGCTTCTCATTTAATTCTGACACTTGAATCTTCCAAGTTAAACATTATATTTTATCAAGAAATGGAATTTATGTTTCATCCGTATTACTTTTTCAACGGTCATTCTATTGCGCCAAAACCTACACCTGCGCCAATGACTGTTCCACGTAAGCCCAATACGCCCCAAGTGTTTGTCAAACCATCTACACTTGGTAGTTCTCCTGCATTGCTTCCATTTACAACAAGACATACTATCCAGAGATAGGTCTCGCTCTTGACGCGATTTGCTGAATCAAACTACCTTTTTTCTGCAAGTACATAGCCAGTCCGAAGTGCATTTGTCCTGGTTCGTTATTCTCTTGCATTTCGTGTGTATTTCGTCCTTTTGGTTTGGGCAAGGACATCAATTGTTCCCACGTCCACCAATGGAACTCATCAGTTTCCCAATTCAACTTCGGTTCAAATTGCTTTTCAACAGTTGTAAGATAATTGAAATACTCAAACACCATCCTGGATTTGTCATATTTGTCCATGATCTTATTCGCCCAGATACTTCCTGGCACGTATTTCAACTTACCAGAATACCTACTCTCTTCAGAGAACTCTCTTTTTGCTGCTTTCCAGGCTGACTTTCTAAGAGTTTGTCTGTCCATGTGACTGTGGTCGATATCGAGTTTGCCACCCCACAAACCAAATGTTCCAGGCTCGTTTACTTGATGACTTCGATGTGCCATTAGGATCGGTCCACCAAACTGTGGATCGGTTGTTTCTGAGATCACAAGAACGCCACCACCTTTTGCACCCCAAAACATGGCCATCTCTATTAGTAGTTCGGTGTATTTGTCACCAACGGATTCTTTGAAAGTTCTCATGTCAGTATATAGTTCTGGTGAGGAAAAGATAGATATTGCATGACAATAGATGAAGTTAAAGGTATTTTTGAGACAGTCGCAACTACGCTTGAAACTGTCAAAATGGACTATTCTCAAAGTCTCAGTGAGGGAATTGTAAAGATTATAAGCAATTTGAAGGAAGACGACATCATTGCACTGGCGTTTTTGTTTGAAACTCCTGTGGAAACAATCAAAACGAATGTTGCTTCTGTACTCAAAATCATTAAAGGACTGGACAGAATCTTTTTGACTGACGAGTGCGACAAGATTGCTGCTTTTTGCCGTAAAATGGAATCCCGCTCCATCATTCTAAAGTTTATAGGGTGGAAGTTGGGTTGATTCCAGAACGTCTTTATGTCATTATCGTTCTCAACTTCGGAGGATGCGGTAATGACATTCAAAGTTGAAACAGTTAAATGGTCTTGGGCTGATCCTGTTCAATCGAAGAGCGTTTATCGTGATGACGAGTTTGTTTGCACCAAAACAAGAGAAGAAGCACTTCAATCAATCGAATGGCTGATGGGTCAGTCAAAAGGGTTGACGTACACAATAACTGTTCTGAGGGACGGTTCGTATTATACATATTGGCGTCATACGATGCCTTGTCTCGGCGGTCTCGTAAAGTATCGGGATTCTCACGGTGCCGGGCACTTTATGAATCCATACTTCCCAAGAGATATTCGAGTTGCTTATCCAGAGGGTGAAACAGTTTTTGTCGCCTGTCTTCGGGTTGGCACAAAAGGACAGGCTATCTTTGACTCTACCTATTACAGATTCATCTTGTCGGAAGAGTCGCCGTGGGTTTCTGCCTTCGGGTCAAAAGAAACTATAATCTTTAAAGACAATTATTTCGTTCTCACAAATATGAATACTGATCCGACAGTCTTCTATTCTTTGATGAGATTGGGTGGGTTTGCTCATCATGGCGCTTATGGCGGAACGAGTGCAACATCTAAGTGGAACCCCAAAGCAGAAATTCTTGCAACAAAGACTGCTATGGCTGATCCACGTCGATTAGCAGGTCAGAAACCAATACGAATTTCTGGCGGGACGTGGGCACAAGGTTTCGGATATACCCGTCCTTACAATGAATCAATTTTCAAAACATCTTTACCTCACAAAGTATCAGAATTCGGGAAACTTGCTGGATACCCACAAGCGCTGTACGTCCCAACATACTTTCATTCTGAAATGCAAAGCAAGTTTGGGATAGACGTATCCAAAGGAATCAAACTCGATGAAAACATCAACAAGATTTTGACAGAGGCGTGGGATTACTTCAAGGAACAATCCAAGGAACTTGACACAACAGAAGAAAAGAATCTTCAACGATGGCGAGAATCCGAAGAGCCTTTGCGTTGGGTTAGATCGTACTGGCGATGGAGTCATAATGATTGGTTGGGTTTATTGGATCATCTCAAAGCATCAAGTTATTGGCCGATGGAACCAGATTCCATTGGTCAGGTTTTAGAAGAGTTGAAAAAATCAGGAGAGGAAAGGGCAGCAGCATGAAAATTATCTCAAAAATTACGTTGTTTATCATCGTTTTGGTGTCGTTTGGTGTACTGAACGCATGGATCATTAATGGTCCATTGCTTGAACACAATTCACAAATGTCCATGAATCAGTTTCAGGGCGTTCAACAAACTGATGTGATTCCTGGTTTTGGTGTTACTTTCAACACCATTTACATGTCTTCGGAGCCGAAAGCCCCTACATCGCTAGATGTTGCACCGCCGCCTTTGGCGGTGCAACCCTTTAGGGTAGGGGATGAAGGCGATGGGCTAAAGATCGCCTCAAAACTTTCTCTCCTCAAAGCAGAGTAATGCTTAGACAAATAGGACAAAAACACCGTCCCCTGAAATTCGGATAAAAATCAGATGTCCTTGCTCAAAAATGTCGGGACAGGACTACATAAGTGTATGGATAAGGAAAATGTAACAAAAGACGTGGTAGTACGAGTGCAGCCAACACTCTTCGTGCAGTTCCAAGCAAAGT